CGTTGCCGTTGGTATTCGTGTTTCGGGCCATGAAGTGCATCGGCTGCGTTGCAACGTTGTTCACGAAAAAGATCGAGTTCCGCGTGTTAACCGGACCCGACGCCAAAGCGACGACGGCGATCAGCGAGCGATCGTTGAGGTTCGGGTCCGCCGCATTGACGAGATTGTCATTCGAGCCGTCGAACCGGACGATCGGCAAGCCGTTGAGTTCGTTCGTCTGATAGGTCGGGCGGTTCGCCGCCGTGTTCTGCGTGTAGTCGTGATTCGCGACAGAGAGGTCGCCCCAAGTGGGCACAGCCGCACCATCCCCGAGAGCCGCGGTGTCAGCATCCTCCCCCGCCTCGAGCCATGCCCAGAGCGATGCCGCCTCGGCGATCTCGTCCGGGGGCGTACCAGTATCGACCGCCTCTCCGCTCCAGAGCGCCATGGGGACGGAGTGGCCCATCTACTTGTGATCCTTGCTCATCGTGAACGCGATCTCTGTACTCGACTTGGCGACATACGAGATCACGTCCACGGCGTTGGCGGCGGTCGAGGCCACGGGGTCCGTCCCCCCCGGTGACTTCCAGTTGGCGTGATAGGCGAGCAGGCGCGGGCCGCCGCTGGACGGCTGAACGACAAACAGGTTACCGCTCATACCGGCCCGGACGTTGGTCGGAGCACCCAAGGTCCGGTCGCCACCCAGCGTCACGATCGCGTCCGTACCTTCGGCCATGTCCCACGCGATCGTCGCCGCATCCGTCAGGACTAGGAGGTCTCCTTCCACACGGTCCATGAGCGGATTGACGTCGCGGGACTTCATGGCCGATCCCTGGCCATGGTAATCGACGGTAATCGCTTGACCGTTGTCGGAGGAATGGAACTCGACCGCGCTGCGGAGGCGACTCGTGTAATAGACCCGGTATTCGTCGGCAGCGGGAGTCCCCGAAACCTCCGTGAACCCCGAGATCGTTACCGATTCTTCGGGGTCGGGGGCCTCATCCAGGAAGATGAAGTTGGCGGTCCCGTCCTCACCGATCGTGTGCGCTTCGTCCTCGATCAGGACCGACGACACCCGCTCGTCCACAACTCGGATCAGCCGCGCCATCAGCGAACCGTCTCGAACGGCAGGACGTGGAACGCCGCCCGCTTGTCGACCTTCCCCGCCACGGCCTCGCCGAACATGGCGATCCGGAGGTACTGACCGAGCCGCGAGTAGGAGCGGTCCAGCGCCATCTTCCCGGTCACATAGGCGGCCTGGAGGGGTTCCAGGTGGGCCAGCTCTTCCACGACCATGAGCCGCCTCGCATGGAGCGATTCCGCGGCCTGATCGTGCAGCCCGGCCGCCCAGTGCCGGATCTCGTGCTCCTGGGGCTTCCAACGCCGGGCGAAGGACTCGTAGAGGATCTTGATCTCGTCCGGCGTCATCAGACCTGGGTCGCCGTGAAGGCGGTCTCCAGGTCGCCCTCGTAGTCGGCCTGGAGGATCGTGGCGATCTCGCCCGATGTCAGGTCGTGCGTCAGCTCGGTCTCCGACGCCGGGATGTCCACGAACGTCTCGGTCGTGATCAACCCGCCACCCCCGAAGAGCTCCCACTCGATGTCGATCCGGGCACCCCCCACGATGTCCTTGGAGACCGTCAGGGACGTCCGGTGGAGGCCCACCGAGTTCGGGTCCACGCCGCCCGAGACGCCGAACCGTACCAGATCGTCGGTCGGCGCGGACGGGCTCTCGATGTAGGTGGCGAGATCGGCATCCAGCCCCGGCCAGAGCGCCGTCTCCCGGATCTCGAACACGGACGTCGCATCCGGGTTGACCGACCAGGCGGCCACGGTCGCCACCTTGGTCGAGCCGACATAGTCGGTGATCGTCCTGGTCTGCCCCGACCCCGTACCGCTCACGATCTCGATCACGTCGCCGTTGTACTCGTCATCGACCGCCGAGGCGCCCGTATCCAGGGTGATGGTGGTCGCCCCACCCGCCTGGGCCGTACCGCCATGCTTGACCTCGCGACGCCAGCCGCCAGGGTTCGATACGTCCGCGTCGGCCAGGAATGTCTGCGGCATGGCTTATCCCCTCCTCATGGTTAGCGTCGGCCCCGGAGCCGCTCTTCGCGGCGGACGGTCGATGCAACGGCCTTTGAGTGCTGCTCCAGGACCTGGCGGACGCCGCGCGAGTCCAAGGCCCGGATCTCGTAGCTGTTGTGCGTGTGGTAGTGGACCTCGCGACCGCCACCGAAGGCGGCATCGTTGGGGATCACCGTCCCCGCCTGTCGTGGGACAAAGAGCTCAGGTCCCGCCTCGCCAACGATCGCCAGCTGACCAGCCGCAATAGGGCCGCCGTGCTGATAGCCGCGTCGGAAAACGTCGCTGGGTCGGGCAACCTCCGCCGGACGGCCCGGGATCCCCGGCTGGCCCAGGAGCGAGGCGATGAACCCGGCCACCTCCTTGACCACCGTGAGGCGGATGACCTCCGCGATGATCGCGTCCACGACACCCCTGAAGGCGTCCACGAACGAGCGGGACTGCGTGATGACCGATGTGAAGGCATCACCGATCGAGCCCGCCACGCTGTCGGCGATGCTCGCGATCCGGTCGAAGTCGCGTTCCCATGCCTGGAACGCGATCTGGCGGTCCCGCTCCAGCGCGGCCGCGAATGCTTTATTGGCGGCCGTGTCGCGATCCAGCTGTTCCTCGAGGATGGCTGCGACCCGGGCGCGCCGCTTCTCGGCCTCCTCGACACGCGCGAGAACGCTCTCGTAACGCGTCCACTCGGGGATAAGGTTCTGCAGCTGCTCCCGCTGGTCGGTCGATAGATCGAGTTTGGCAATCGACCGGACCGTGGACTCCAGGAGCTTGGCGCGTTCAGCCGTGGCATCGAAGTCGACCGACGTCCCTTCCAGGGCCGCTTCCAAAGCCGCGATCTCGCGCCGCCCCTCGGCCAGCCTGTCGATCGCCTGCTTGAAGGGGTCGGTCTTGAGGCGACCCGCACCCGTGCCGGTCCCCGCTGCCGGTCGCGGCGGGACGGCCTCCGTTCCCTGACCGGCCAGGCGCCGCATGACGCGGTCGAACACGTCGCCACCGGCAAAGACCCGTGCGATCCGGGCGACGGACCGGTCGGCGGCCGTCCCGATGTCCTCCAGGTTCTGCTGGACGGACAGGAGCTCCTGGCGCATCGCCTGGACCCGCTCCCGGGCGGCATCGAAGTTGCCTGCTACGGCCTCGCGCATGGCCTGGGCGGAGGAGATCATGACCTGGGCCGGGGTGGCCGCGATGTCGGCCAGGTTGATGAGCGCCGTCGCCATGACGCGGATCGTCTCGACCCCGACCGTCCCCCACTCCCTGATCGCGCGCTCGTTCTCGTTGATCCAGTTGAGGAGTGTCACCAGGGCACCCGAGACGGCCTCGATACCGGGCACCAGGAGGTCCGAGGCCGTCTGGGCGAGCCTTTCCAGGGCCCCCGAGTCCTCCAGCCGGTCCAGGGCCTGCCGGACGTCCTCCAGGCCTGTCTTGACCGCGTCGAAGGTCCCCGACTCTCCGACCTGGAGCCGGAACCGGAACCAGGCGTCCTCCAGCATGGAGACGATGCCCGTGAACGTCCCGGCCATCCGCTCGGTCGCCCCGACCATCCCGTTGGTTCCGAGTTCCCATTGCTCCAGAATCCGGCGGCGTGTCTCTTCAGCGGATACGGTGGCACCGGCCTGGAAGCCGAGCATGGCCGAGACGCCGCGCTCGCGGAACAGGTCCGCCGACGCAATGCCAGCCGTGAGCGCCCGCTGGAGGTTGGACGCGACTTCCTCGAACGAGATATGCGGGAAGGTGGCCTGGATGTCGGCCGCGATCTGGACGAGCCTGGCGAGCTCGTCCGCCGAACCTCCCGCAGCAGCACCGAGAGTCCGCGCCGACCCGACCAACTGTTCAAATGTTTGGGGAACCTTCGCTGCCAGCGTATTCAGAAGATCGAACGCGCGGGCACCTTGCTCGACCGATCCCAGGATGGCGTCCAGAGAGATCCGGGCATTCTCGGCGAACGACCCGACCGAGACTGTGGCCTTGAGGAGGCGGGTCGTCATCGCCACGGCCAGCCCGATCACGGCTCCCGTCGCCAGCGTTGCCGCCGTGGCGATCGCACTGATCGCGAGCACGGCCGCCGAGCCGCCCAGACCGAGCGCGCGGAACGCCTGGTCGAGACGGTTGGACCGTATACCGAGTGTGGCCAGCCCGGCATCCAACCTGTCGGTCGATGTGTTCAGTTGAGCGGTCGAGGTGGCAAACTTCTGGGTCTGGGATTCTGCCGCTTGGCCCGTCTGTCGGTAGCGTTCCAGAGCGCGCGCGGCCTTCTCGATCGACCCGGTCGCGTTCAAGGTCTCGTTGAACACGCGCCGCTCGGCCGCCGCCAGGGATCCCAAGCCGGCCGACGCCTGGACGGCGGACTGGGCCGTCCTCTTGGTCGAGCGGTCGAGCGTGCCGAGTGCGCGATCCGACCGCTGGATCCCCGCCTCGAACTGCGAGGCCTCCAGGATCATCCGGCCAAAGAGGTCACCGACGGACGTCGCCATCTACTGCTTCCTCTTCTGGATCGCGGCCTGGATCTCCCGATCCTTCTTCCGCTGACGGGCAACGGGATCGAAGGTCGGCATCAGGTCATCGGCGCTCCACACCTTGTCGGACTCCTTGCTCCGTAGCGTGTTCCGAACCTCGGAAGCAATGAGGGCCGCGCGGACGTCGGCCCTCCAGTCGCCGAAGGGCTCGATCTTCTCGTAAGCCCTCCACCGGGCCAGCTCCATCGACGACGCTTCCGACAGGAGCCGACCCACCGTCATGCCGAGGGCCAAGGCTAGCCGGTGGTAGAACCTCCACTCGGGGTCGTCCCGGATTTTCCCACGATCGCCTCCATCTTGGCCGGCGTGACGCCCGAGATGTCGACGATGGCGCCCGCGATCCGCTCCAGGGGCGCCCAGTTCTTCTCGGCCAGCTTCTGGACGTCTTCCTCGGTGAAGAGGGGCGCCCCCTTCTCGTCCACGGCGGCCATGACGATCAGCCGCTCCCTGAACCCCGCGCGGCTGGCGGGCTTGCCGTTCGTCCCCGTCCGGGTCCAGTCCTCGACGGACGCCCACTCCTTACC